AGACAACTATTTATAATATTAGTTTAACCAAAGTTTCACTTAAAGTTTTATTTTCAACAAATCATGATGATGTTTCAATTAGTAGATCATCTGTTGTTCAGATATCTGATATAACTGATGTTACACTGTTCCTTAAAGATAAGCGATTATTTTTACTGAATCAGTGGTTAATTGATCATGCTACATCTAAAATAACTAAGTACAGTGACTTACATAAGATTATAAATAAATCTAAAGTGGCTCAAACTTGGTTGCAAACAGCAAATCTAAAATATGCAGAACTTACTAGTATGGCTGATTGGATCATCGAGATTCCAGAAATACGTAACTCATGGAATGTAGGTTATTTAGAAGATTATGCTCAATTTAAGGTTATTCAACGGAAAAATGTTGAAGAAAAGAAAATATTATCTGATAATTATCGGAAAAATGTTGATAAATCAAATGATAATTTTATCAGTGAAATGATAGAAATTGGAAAAAGAAGTCCGTTGGTTTTGATTGAAAAAATAACCGTTGATGCACTACCTTTACATTTATATGAACCAACGCTTTCAATGAATGAAGATGATTCAAAACAGGAACTTAAGAATATACTAAATAAGTATAAACAAGAGTTAGCTATTAAGACTATTAATAAAGATATTAGTCTATCTGAGTTAATGGATATTTTAAAGCACCAATAGTTGGCTATATCGACTTTCGTGCAGCAAAGAAATTACGTAAACGTGCAGACTCTTTTGTGAAGACATGGTATGATAAACATCGTAAGTATTATTTTAAGAAAAGTTATTCTTGTTCGAAGATTGATAAAGAGATTTATGGGTCTGATAAGGGTCAAACCATGTCCTCACGAGTCATGTCAACATGTAATGACAATATAAGAGAAAGTTTCCGTAATCGAAGTTTTCCAAGATATCATACTATGGGACGAATTAGAAGGGTAATTAATCATAAGTTTTCTTTTGATGGTGAATGTTTTCGAACTTCTGATACAGCCTTTAATTTTACTGATATTAAATTTAATGACATCATTAAGACTAACAAGAAATTTTATACTGAGGGTGAAGGTCCATTGCCTTTGCCAACAAATAAAGTTTGTAAGTTAGTTGGTGTTTATAAAGGTAAGTTGAGGAAGATGAAATTTAAACCTTCATATAATCCAGATTATTTTAGTAAACATTTTCTGGAGTCTGTGTCAGAAGATTTTAAGACAAATTGTAAAGGGAAGATTTATGAGGTTCATCCTGGTTCATGGGAATGTAACTCTAGAAACTTATCTAAAATGGCTTCATCAGAAGGTATTTATTACAAGTGTAATGAAATACTTGATGGTTATTTCTCTAGAAAACACATTGATCTATATTTACCCAAATTAGGTACAATTAAGCCAGAGTATTTATTAGGTGTTAAGTCAAAACCTAATTCATATCCTGGGATATTAACAGCTGAACATTTCGGTAATAAGAGAAAGTTTAGTATACCATATACTAAACCATTTGCTTATGAGTATATGAAAACAATTATGGATTCAGAAGAACAGATACTCGATTGTTCTTTACTTTATGTTGGAGGACGAGAAAAGAGAATGAAGGCTGAATTTGGTTTTCCAAAAGAGGTTTCAACGAGAATTGTTCTTGGTCAAGAGGATGTGCCATCACTTATTTCAATTACACTAAGTAAAATATTAAATGAGGGGTTTCAAAAATTAGATAAGGGTTTTAATTATGGTGGACGAGTTAATGGTCGACTTAATTATCGTGATTTAGCTGATATTCTTGAAGTCGATGATAGAGTTGATCTTAACTTTAACGCTGATTTTACTTTACATGATTGTATGGTACACGAACCAGCCATTGTTTCAGCATTTGCTATGTTAAGACTATGTTTTGATGAAGATATCAGGATTGATAGATTATTCTATTATGTAATGTCAGGAATGATTTTTAAAAGAATTGTTCTTCCTGGTAGTAGATTGATTTATCAAATTAGTAAAGGCGTTGCAACAGGGCATGGTTTAACTAATATTGTCACAACACTTTGCTCATATGGTACTTTTTCAACCGCCATGAGGAAAACAATGTCAAATAAAGAGATTAAAAGAAGTTATTTGGTTATGGCAGGTGATGATGTTTTAGGTAAAATGCCATATAATCGTATAAAGAAACTTTCTCTAGAGTTAAAGCAACATAGTGGTATGGTTATTGATGATATCTCACTATCGAGTGGTCATTTAAACAGTGAAAATGGTATTAGTATAAATACCTTTTTAAAGAAGAAATACACTTATAATGGATTATCATGGAATGATGTTGAATTATTTACTAATCTTTCATATCCAACTAGTAATAAATTAACTAATTCTAGGAAAATTGATAATTTGCAACAAATGGTATTACAAGCACCATTTGATAGTGCATTAAATCATGTAATCAAGAATTTGATTATTTTAGTGATTTTACAAGAAGTTGGTATGGTCTTAAAAAGTGTTGATGATGAGCCACCTGATTGTCTTTTCAGATTACTTAATCGATTTAGGGGAGGTGAGTATAGGAGTCAATTAATTGACTATAAGTCTATTGTTAAAGGAAAGTATTATATGCCTTCAAATAGAACTAATTATAAGAATATTGTGCTTGTTGAACATTATATATCAAATGTCTTACGTGAATTTAACAAGAAAATCGATACTAAGACTTCTTGGTTTTTATTAAGAAGGGAGTTTAAAAGTATGGAAAGTATTGTTAGATTAAAAGTATTTGATGTCAACAAAGTGTTCTTTAAACCAATATATGATCCTAATGTTGCTATAACGTTTGACCGTTTTAAATATATGGTTAACCTTTACACAAAACAATCGACTGCTTGTATATAGCATACTTACATAATAGGTTATAGCCAAGTTCTATTTGCATGCAAATATGAACTTGGCTATAACCTATTATGTAAGTATGCTATATACAAGCAGTCGATTGTTTTGTGTAAAGGTTAAC